CCACCTGATAGTGCCGCGCCGTTATCAAGTCCGAAAGCAGTTCTTTCGTGGCGATTTTCGTGACACGCCGCGGCCCTTGTTCTACCCAAGTCGGAACGTTCGGACCGATTCCCAGCAGCTTCTTAACACGATTCAAAATGCTCATTTTTCCTTCTCTTTGAGGGCGTCAATGTAGTGCCGATATGGCCGGCAGTACGGTTTTCCGTCAACCACCATGATCTGAGATTTCGGGAACTCCCGAAGGCACGTCACACACTGGAAAGATCTCTCTCCGCGCGGCGGCCGCACGTTCCCGTGATTCGCATTGTACATCTCAACTGGCGTGTCGTCGATGACACTGCGCCGATGCAAGATCGGCGTGACCGTCTCGATCGTGTGCTGGCTCATCAGCCAGCTCCGTTAACTACGCTCCGACTCGGCTTCGTTGGATTCTTCTTGGATTCGCCCTTCTCCATGATGTAGACGCAGCGGTTGAGCCGCGAGTTCCAGATCATCCCTGGGCCGCAGCGGCCCCCGAGATCGTTCCCGATCCCGACACCAAATCCTGCCATTGGTCTCCTCCGGCGAAAAAAGGGCTGCCTCCAAAGAAGCAGCCCTTCTTCGTATTACTTGTGTCTCGCTTAGTGGACGACCGTGCCCAGGCTGTACACTGTGACAGTGGTCGCCGCCGTCACCACGACCAGGAACCGCTTGCTGTTGTTCTGGTCGATGGTCATCGTCCCAGACAGCGTCAGTCCCGTGTTGGTCGTGATGGTGATCGTCTCCGCGGCGCCGGCAGTGTTCCGCACGATGAACTCAAACGAGTCGCCGACTTTCGCGTTGTCGATGGCCGCGATAATATCTGCCGCGGTCGGCAGTAGATCCGCTCGAGCGGCGCCATTGGGATTCCGCAAGATCAGCCCACCCATGATCTCGGCCGCGGTGAACGTCACCGCTCCTGCAGTCGAGATCGTTGTCACGACCGTTTTTTGGGTGATCGCACCCTCGGCCGAAAAGTTCTTGCTACGGCTCCAGTTCGGAAGGCGAGATTCTGGCATCGACGCCCTCCTTAGGCCCCGGGGTTCCCGTAGATCCCCTTGTAGTCCATGACGAAGCAGCCGAAGCGCCCAATGCACTTGAACAGCGCAGCCCCGGTGTAGAAATCATCCGCGCTCTCCAGCGCGAAATCTTCCTTCACGTAGAACCGCATGTCGTGTTCCTTCGACAGAAGGAACCATCTGTTCGCATCGGCCATGTTCCGAGAGAGGAACGGCCGCCAGGGAGCGACCAGCCCAGTATCCGGATTCACCGTGAGGAGATCCCGGTTCGTGGAGCCGATGTTGAACTGCTGCTTCTGCAGCCGGCCGACGATCCAGCGGTTAGCAACCGAAGTCACCAACATATCCGGAGTCATCACCAGCGGCATGCCCGCCTCGTCCTTGAGCCCGTCGTAATACTCGAACGCAGCCTGCAGGGTGGTCTCTGAGAGAGCCCCCGCGGTGCCAGCGTTGTCGATCGAGTCCAGACTCTTCAGGGTGTAGTGAGTTGTGCAGATCGCCAGACCGTCCCACGCGGTGTGGTAGGTCGCAACGAACGCAGTGTTGAACAGCTCGAAGAACTCGGTGTCGCGCTTGTACGCGGCCGACTTCGCGAGCTTCTTGGGCATGTTGCGGAAGTTCCCGAAGAGATCGTCCTTGACCATTTCCGGCGTGACTTGAAAGCCCAAGCCGAACTTGGTGTAGTAGATCGTCTTCTCGTGGCCTTCCACGGGCAGATCGAACGTCACTGCGCCACCCTCGGGGATTTCCTGCAACTCACCCAGAGGAGACAGCTCGGCCTCCGTGTAGTGGTTGCCGGGCGGGGCAGCCTGCGGCGTCACGATCTGGTTGTACTCGGTTGGATACGGAATCAGGGTATCAAAGAAGATGTCCCCGATGTCCTTGTCGAAATGCTTGCCGAAGATTCTCGTGTTAGCAATCATCTTACTTTCTCCAGTTTACAGTGCCCCAAGCACTGGGTAGTAAGACGACCGAATCACGATGAACTTCACGCGGCTATTCAAGCCGATCTCCGTATTCGGGTCTTCCCCGATGATGTAGATCACGCTCTCAGCCGCCGCGTTCTCGTTCACTTCCATGATGCCGGTGGCGCCTTCGATGTCGCACCCTTGATAGCGGAGCGTCAGCGCATAGGTCCCGGAGCACTGCCCGTTGAAAACGAGCCAGGGCACCGCGGGATAGAACAGAACGTCGTCTCCCACAAGAGCCTCTGCAGCGGTCCATGCGTGGGTCTCATCCGCGACACCCAGCAGCAACCCTGAGTTGCTCAGCGCGATGTCTGTCTTTCCAGCAGTAGCAGCGTCTTCGATCACAGCATCTCCGCGAGTGATCGTCACCGCAGCCGCAGCCTTGTAGATGTTTCCCGCTACGAGCTCGGCGTGCCCAGCCATGGAGTAGTCGAGATAGAACCCATTCGGGTTGTCGACGTTAGCCATGTCTCTTAGTCGTCCTTGAGTTCAAACGTAAAAAGGACTCAACGAGTCCTTGTCCGGATGACCTCTTTCTTCTTGGGAGTGAACGCATTGGCTTTGAAGCGCGGGTCCATCTTGCCGCCCGCCGCTTCCAGCGCTGCTTGCGTTCCCTCGTCGATGGCTCGAGACTTGCCTACGGCCTTATCAGCTAACGCCTGTTGTTCGGCCTCGTGCGCGGATTGCGGAATCTCGGCCAGGACCAGCTCGGTCGTGCCATAAGCACTGACCTGGTGACTGCCGCCAGGGTTGCTCCCGAACGTCTTCACTCGAGGATCGTTCGAGATCTTGTAACCCTTGGCCTTGAACTCGTCGACCTGATCGGGACGAATCCAGGCTTTGTGGACACCCGTTCGGGGGTCTTCCACCTTGAGACGCTGCGTTGCCGAAGCGCCCCGGCCAATCACTTCGATCCCGCTTGGAGGGTTATCTCTCTCCTCCAAGAGCTTTCGGTAGAAAGTGTACGAGACGGAATACGCCGCACGATTGTGCGCGGAGAGCTCCTTGACGACTGCCAGAGGCAGGTCGAGGAACTTCTCCGGGCTGTCCTCGAAGCAGAGGGTACACCCGTCCTTGTCAAAAGATAATACTTCTTCGATGGTATTGTCAATCGAAATCGTGATTTTTTTCACGATTGGCGCTGCTGGAGGCGCCTCCACCGGCTTCTGAGGCACAACGGCCTCCGCTGCGGCGGTCTTTACCACCGTTCCTTGATTGCTTTTCGCGTTGGCTTCGCTCATTTCTTCAGTCCTTTCCTCTGGAGATAGTCCGCATAGACATGCGGCGGAATCATGTGATCCTTGGCGTATTTCGCCTCTTCGGGGGTCAACTTGACCTCCCGGCGTGCAGCTCCCGGAGCGGGTCTCTGGCCGACCTCGGCGTGAACCGCGGGGGCTCCGCGGACCGGCGCTGCGGCCGGCTGCGCTGCCGCCTGAGTCTGCTGGATCTTCTCAAGCTCGAGCTTCACCGCGGCCTGAACGCGCTCGTCGATGACCTCAGTGGCATGCAACGCAGCCACGCGATCGGTGATCTTCTCGTAGACCTCGGGGTCGTAGAGCTTCGCGTCTGGCGGCAAACTCGCGACGGTCTGCTCGATCTCGGTCTTGTACTTCGCGTAGAGCGGTCCTCGCTGCGGGTCCATCATGACGAACCGGCGGCTATTCACGAGGTTGCTCTGCAGGAGATGCTGGACCTCAGGCCGCAGCTTGCGTGCCCAGTACTCCTCCATCGTGGTCGTGACGCCGCGTTCCAGCAAGCCTTCATCGAGCCGCTTCTTGAAATCGACATCGCTCTCGCCGGGCTGCTGCTGCGGCATCACTACAGGCGCGGCTGGCGCAGGCGCCCGGAGATTCTGCGCGAGGCCCGCGATGCCGGCCTGGATCGCCGCCGCGCTGTCGCCCTTCTGCTTCAGCTCCTCAATGAGCTTCTGCTGGTCTTCGAGCTTCTTCTTGAGCTCCTCGACCTCGCCGGGTTTCGGCGCGGGAGCCGCCTGGGCGGGGTCCTCGATCACGACGCTGACATCTTCCAGGTACGACGAGTCGAAGCTCGGGAGCTGCGGGAAATCCGCAGCGGGCGGCTCTGCCGGGTCGCTGAACCACTGAAGATGAACCTGGTCAAACTTCGCCATTCTCTTCCTCCATTTGAGCCATTTCGGCGATTTGGCGCAGACTGCCATCACGCAGGCGGAAGCCTTCCAGAATCCCCTGCGCGCGGCACATGGTCGGAACGTCTTGTGCAAACTCCAACCGTTCCTGCGCGCTTTCCTTGACTAACTTTTCCATCTCGAGCCAGAGTTGATACGTCCTCGACTCGAAGAACTCTTTCAGCAACTTGATCTCTTCAGGAAGAAGATTCCAAGCTGCGGCGGTCTTATTATACTCCACCAGTGTACTCCTCGCCTGTAGCAGTTTGCGTCGCCAGTGTCAGTTGCCGATCCCGACCCTGCTCTATTTGCGACAAGAACATCTGAAAATCCCGCACATACGGCAGGAACTTTTCAGCCTCGGCTTCGCCCATGCCTTCGAAAATCTGCTCCAGCATGCCCGTGCCGCCCACGACAAACTTCATGGCGACTTCTTTCACGCGGGGCGGGACTTTGCCGGTAGAATCCAACGCAACCGGCAAGAGCTGGAAGATCTGCTGCGCGTAGAACGTGTAGAGCTGCACCATCGAGAGCATGTTGCGCTGCTTTTGCTCTTCGGTTTTCTGCGTGTCGGTCGTCCAGACGCGGAAGCTGAACTTCGTCGGGATGTCTTCGACTTCCATTGTCAGGAGCGCCTGCAGGTCCGCATGGAGCGACTCGGGAATGAGATACCGCAACTCCCAGGCACGCGTTTTATTCGCGATGATCTGGAACATCAGCATGCGGCCGATCTCGGCATAGACGTCTTTCACGGTTTCCATGACCGCGCCCTCGTAGGTCTGCGCACCCTGATTCGCGAGGAACATCGTGCCGGTTGCGGTGGTCCGCGCCGATGTCGCGCGGTTTTCAAACCCGATCATGCTGTCAGAAGCCATGACGCCGCGGTCAGCGTATTCCTTGGCCATCATCTCGGCCTGGATGTTGCCGTATCCGATCTCGGGAAACTTCACCGGTACGAAGTCTTCGCGTGGGTTGTCGACGGCGATCGCCTTCAGCGGCCGGAAGCGTTCGTTCGGCGCCATCGCGCCGCGCCGTGTGACGTACATCTGCAGCATCGAGAGCATGTTGCCGTCGATGCGCATGTTGTGCAGGGCCTCGATTTCTTCTTGCAGGGGCTCGACGATCCAGCCGACGCCCATGGCATACAGCTCGAACGGTCGGTCCAGATACGGCATACGCGCGTATTCGCGGACCCCGACCGAGTTGAACTCCGAACGCAGAGAAAGCCGCGAAACCGGATCGTACCACACGATGATGTCTTCCGGAACGCCGTCCTCGTCGATGTCCACATACCGGTGCGCCTGGACGATCTTATACATGCCTGTATCGGCAGCCTCGTCGATGTCAATTCCCATGCGGAGCAACTCGGCCTTGCGGTCTTCGGGAATCGTGTCCGAATCACGCTTGAGTATCTGGTCGACATTTGCATTGAAGACGCCCTGAGCCTGGCGCGCCTCCAGCTCGTGATCCATCAGGTAGATCTCTTCCTGAATCCAAGGCGCTCGCTGCAGGTCATACCAATACGGCTGCGAGACGAAGTTCTCGAATCGCACCGGGATGATCATTGGCGAGTCGCGCCGGATCTTGTTGACGGTCTGCAGCCCGCCGGCTGCGGTTCTCCGCTTGAAGTTCCATTGCTCCGTGATCCAAGGCACCTTCACGAACTGCGTGCCCAATGAGGTATACTCATAGAGCAATGTGCGGTTGGCTCCACGAAGGTTAATATGATCCGGCGATTCGCTCATTGCATCGAGCAGAGCGCTCGCGGCGAGAGCCTGGCCTTTGAGCTTTGGATCGGTGCTCTGCACGACCCAGAAGGGTTTCTTCTTGGCCAGTGCGAGATTCAGCCGGGCGAACATCGCGTTGGTATTCGTCAGCGCCAGCGGCGGCGTCACGTTGCTCGCCTTGGGCCAGGGGAAGTCTTTCTCTTCCTGCTCGGGTCGGGCTTCGCGCTGTCTGCGCCACTTCTCGACCTTCTTCAGCATGCGCTCGCGAACACCCGAGCCGACGACTTTGTCGTAGCCATCGGCCAGCTTGTTCACGACCTTCTGCTCCTGCTCGGAGTCGGAGAAAATGCCCGTTTCGCCTTGCGCGACGACGGCCGCTTCGAGCTCCGCAGGATTCATCACGTCACTCATTGGGTCTCCTTTTAATAGCCGGCAGCGCCGCACGCGCGACTGTCGAACTCGTCTTCTTCTTGCTTGCGTCGGGCAACTTCTTCCTCAGGAAATGGTTTGATGCTGTTCTTCACGCCTGAAGAGAGCATGTCTAAAATGTCTTTCTTGCGCGAATTGGGGAACCCGCGGACCTCTTCCATGACCTTCAGAAGATCCGAGGTCAACACATAGAGCTGGCCTTTTTTCAGCAACGGCTCCAGATTGTTGCGAATCCGCGCGTCCTTGTCGCCCGCAGCCGTGAACGGGCGCAGATTCAGGATCTTCTTTCTTTCGCGCTCTTCCTTGCGCAATGGGTCGATCAGAACCTTGAACGGCCCATTGGCTTCGAGATATGTCGCGCGCCGGTAGTCAGCGAACTTATCGCTGGCCTCGAAGAGCCAGTCAAACATGCGTGAGACGCTGACGTAGTCCGCTCGGAGCCAGCAAAGAAAGAAGCGTCCCTTGGGGTCCTGAGCCACCACGCCGACCGCCGAGCGGGACGTCCTCGCCGAGATATACTTCTCAGTGCCTGCTGGATCGTTGAGCACCAGCACATCGCAGTCGCCCAGATAGATCGTCTCAACTTCGTCGCCTCCATGATCCAATTCGAGGAAATACAGATTTCGCTCGGCTTCCCACTCCAGCCGGAAGGTCGGCAGCTTGAACTCAGAAAACTCGGCCTGGCCCGCGGCCTGAGGATCGTTCTGGTACTGCGTCATCCATTCCCAAACGCGGTCCGGGTTGTTCGCGAGCTCAAGGAGCTTCTCAGTGGGCCATTCCTCAGGATAAATGCTCTCGCCGTTCTCGATGGCTTTGCGGTAGTAAACGATCCAGTGGCCGTCAGGATTCGGCTCGAAGTCCTCCATCGGGCACCCGTAGGCAGCACGGCATTCCTTCAGGATCGTCGACCAAAGATCGTCGACCGCGTAGCGTGTGCCAATCGCGAGGACCGTTCCGCGCACGCCCGAATCGAGCAGGGTCGTTTCCGAGCCCCAGAACCAGTTAATCGTCTGGTACATCACCGCGTTGGCGCCGCGGTTTGCGTTCAACGCCGCAAGCCCGATGGGGTCATCGACGATATGGCGCGTGTGGTGGTGTCCCTCGGCGCTGGCCGTGGTTCCGCCGAACTCGATCGAGGCTTCGCGTCGATGCCGGCGGCGATTCGGCAGAACAAACTCGTTGTCGTTCCAGCGCGGTTGCGAGTTAGGATGCGCCACGTAATACTCCGTGAATGCCCATTCCATGAACTCGTTGGAATCGAAGATCGAGCGCACAGTGCGGGCAAAGTCGCCCGCTGTATCGACAATCGCGTTGGAAATGCGGATCGCCTCTTCGGGATCTCGTAGAAGGTCCCAAGACGCGCCGCCTTCTGTCATGATCTTGGATTTGCCGAATCCGCGGGGCAGGATCATCAAGCCGCGCGACCCAGGCACAGAGATGCGCTGGCGGAAGTTGCACATATCCACATGCAGATGATCATTGAGCCGGTCGAACTGCTGCGCATAGCCCGCGACATATTTCAAGAAGAACCAGAGATTGACCAGACTGGCTTGGCGGATGAGCTCGCGCAGCTCCCGCGTCGTCCGGAAGTTATTCGAGCTGAGTTCGCTGATGATCTGCCGGAAGAGTTCCTGCGCCTTCGTCGGGTCCGCGAACAGCGGAGCCTTCGGATGCGGCAGGATCTCCAGTGGGACTGATTTCGGCATTCTCTTGTTTCCTGTAGCTGCCGCTGTACTGCTCACCCGGCAGCACGTCCGGCAAACCTTCGATGATCTTCATTCCTGTCTCTGAGCGCTAATGTCCTGCTCTGGATGCAGCTTATAGAACGCGATCCAATACTTCCTCACGAGCTGCTCGTAGAAGTAGACCATTTTCTCCTCATAGGCCGCGAGGTTCTTCAGCCAGCCTTTCTCCTCGGCCCAGAAGAGCAGGAAATGCAGCAATTCGTGGGCAACTACGCCGGCACCGCACCACTTATGAGACAGAAAAATCCGGCCAACGATCTCCTTGCCAGCTTCGAGGGAACACGTGCAGCATCCGTAGTAGGATTTGCCCCGCAGCGAGGCGTCCACACGGCATGCGGCCTTCCGCATAGCCTTGAATGTCGGATACAGCGCGATGCGGAGCTTGTGCTTTCGATCCACGCGCAGGAAAAACGTCTCGGACTTCATAGTTGAGCTGCCCGCTTGTCGATCGCGGCCTTCGTGTTGTAGAACCTCGCCTCTTCCGAGAGGAACTTCTCCAGGCGCCCCAGAATCGCGCGGATCTCCTCTGGCGGCAGGAACAGCTCGATGCCGCGGGACTGCTTATGCCCCATGTAGGTGA